GGCATTACACTAAGAAAGGGGACTTTAAGGCTCTTATCTACCTCCTTTCAAGGTATATCCTAGTGACTACTCACATCACATCGGACCCTCACCATTCTTCTAATTCAAACCCTTCTTCTTCTAGGACACGACTTGTTGTATCTTGATAACTCTCATCCCAGATATTCTTATCAACAAGAGTCTGCCACGCAGGGAAACCAGATACTACTTCTTCCACCGATAATCCCATCTGACGAAATTTTTTTAAATCATCATTCGTAATACGATTTCGCATAACACCTGCTAGATCACCAACAATATTCTCTGAAGTGAGCAATTCAGAATAAAACACCTTTAACCTGTCATATGCATCACGATTTGAAGCATATGTTCCATAAGCATGTCCTATTATTGATAACATCGTGTCCACTACATCTCTTGACCTTGTCACTCGGCCCCAAACAGCTCGAATAACAAATTCACGGGACTCACGAAAAGGCAGAAAACTTGGCTGTCCAGGCGATTTTTCTTGATTTTCTACCATTTGATGCTTCAAGAAAGTGCAACCATACTGGGTAACCCAACCCGCGGAAACTTTAGATGCAAAAGAAACACCATCCTTCATATCACGCACCAAAACCTTAAAATGCTTCCACATAAAGTCCACAAACGCAGCTCCAGAAAAGTATACTGAACCTTTTCCTAATCCTTTCCGATACAAATGATCATCACCATACACTATCAAGGCCACCAAGGTAAGTAGATCCATTTCCAACTCTTCCTGGTCCTCCACTGCTGCTGTATGCACCTGCCACACACAGAAAAGGATTATATACATTGCCATAATCCATGAATCCATATGAGAAGTATTAAAGGCCCCTGATGGAACCCCCCCTTTCACTGCCCCCCAGATCGTACCTAACAACTGTGTAAGACGCACAATCATGTTTTTCAACAAAAACTTAACTACTTTCTCAAAACATTCGTAATCTGGACTTTGTGGATCCACAAAATTCGACATCGATGACCAATACAAATTCGTCCACAACTCAGCAACTGTCTGATCAAAAAGCTTTGCATCTCCCTCAACTAACTCTGGACTCCAGCAATTCGCCAGATCAATCCCTAGACATCTTGCCAAGGAATCTGCTCCTCCATGTGACCATCTATGACCAATACGAATCACCCATCCTCGCTCTCGCATATGTCGAATATGCGAAACCATTCGCTCCATCAATATGTAGAGCGAACAGGGGATGTTAAAAACTCGTAACTTCTCCTCAAATTTTTGCCAAGTATCTTCAGCCCACTGCTTCCCAAAATCCATAAAATTTTCATCTTTTGGTGGAACAACCCAAGGGATATTTGGTTCCTCTCCAGTACGAAGAAAACGAATGATAGCTGCAACCTCCTGTTCAAATGTATCAATCTTCTTTCCTTTTGGAGACACCTTAATTTCTACTGGATGACCAGAAGTTGGATGGATAGTAAATCTTTTTCCCTCACTATCTCCATTCGAGGCACCCATGTACATGTCCTTCAAAGAAGCAAAGGACAGTTTCCACAAATTCTTTTGAGTTAAATCCACCCGCATTTTCCGATACAAAAGATCCAACGCCTCATTAAGAAAGGCCAGTGGTTCCCGAGGAAGCTGCAATATCTTTTCCCTCGACATTGTCGCTATCGCATTTGCCAACTTTCTCGGGTACAGATTTGCCATCGCCGCAACCACATGTGGATGTCCATTTGTCTTCCCACAGGCCCAGTGAAACATCGATTCCCGTCTCAAAGCTAGAGCCCGTAGAGAAGGAACACTATCTGCCTCCCCCCAGATTTCTTGCATCATCGACCACGAAATATTCATAAATGCAAATTTATATTTCAAATATCTAAAATCTGCACGCCTTAATGCATTCTTCACCTTTGGATCTAATGCGCACAAAAGCACTGAATCTGGCCATCGCGGTCGAAAATTATCAGTTACCGGCTCTATCGGAGTTACAGTTGTTCCTTTCTGCATATTCGCACGAAAATATTGCTCTTCTGACTGAATAGGCGCAGGATCAACTGCGCCCATCTCAAAATCAAAAGTATTAATGTAAGATGCTGTCTCTAAATACTGCTCTGTTAAAGTTTCACTCAAAGCAGTATACTTCAAACCTTCTGTTTTTGGACCTATCCCCATTATCGTTATCTTACACCCACACGTTTCCGAGTGCTCACACTTACTGTTTGAAAACTCTATCTTAAAGTTCTTTCTCATATTATAACCCCTTGTCAATCTTTTCACTGGGGTCTTATCTAAATAGGGTGCTTCTCGTACTATCCGCTGCAAAACGAGATCACCAGTTCTCGGAGTGGCGAGAGGATAATGAATAATGGCGACTGAAAACTTACCAGTAAATCCTACCGGCAAGGAAAAG